GTATGCTACTGCTAGCATTGCTCAAAGACTTACTCAATCAGGGCATAAATTGATAGACATATCAGGACAGTCGTTCTATCAAGCCTGTGGTGAACTATCTGATGCCCTCAGTAATCTCCGTCTAGTTCACCAAGGTCAACCTGAGTGGGTTAACTCAATGAATAACGCAGCAATGAAAACTAATGACGCAGGGTGGCGCATTGTCCGTAGAAAATCAGCTGGAGATGTCACAGCTGCTATTGCTACGGCAATGTGCGTACACCTATTGTCAAAACCAATATCAGTTCCTCAGATTTATGTCTAGGTTTTGTGATATACTTCACCTATGGGATTTTTCCGCAACTTAATTGGTTTAGAGGATAAATCAACAATTAAAGCGCAACTTGCCCCACCTGTCGTTTCAGACCCTTTTAATTTTTACTCACAGTTCACACCATTTCAGTCAGTAAGTCGTGAGGAAGCTGTAACTGTTCCTAGCGTTATGCGATGTCGCAATTTAATTGCAACAACTATTGGCGTAATGGAATTAAAGACTTATTCAAAAGCAACGAAAGAGGAAATACCTAATTTACCTTGGGTAAACCAATTATCTAAGTCAGCACCTAACTCAGTTATATTAACGGCAGTAGTTGACGCATTGATTTTTTACGGTACTGCTTATTTAGAGGTTACTGAGGTTTATCAAGATGATAACCGCCCAGCAAGATTTGATTTTGTAAATAACACACGAGTGCAAGTACAACTTAATAAATTAAATACCTTTGTTGACTTTTATACAGTAGACGGTCGTGAACGACCAATGTCAGGTATTGGCTCACTTGTAACTATTCAGTCACCTATTGACGGTATCCTTCACGCTGGCGCAAGAACATTAAGAGCCGCTATTGACTTAGAAAAAGCAGCTTCAGTAGCCGCCTCGACTCCAATTCCTTCAGGTATCTTAAAAAATAACGGTGCTGATTTACCAGCTTCCGAAGTTTCAGGATTATTAGCAGCATGGAAACGATCACGAGCTGAGCGATCAACTGCTTACCTAACTTCAACTTTAGAATATCAACCAACTTCATTCAGTCCTAAAGATATGTTATACACAGAATCCATTGCTTCAATGGCAACTCAAATTGCAAGACTTTTCAACATAAATGCGTATTACATAAATGCAGATACTAATTCGACAATGACCTACTCGAATGTTCAAGACGAGAGGCGTCAATTCGTTAGTCTATCGCTGCAACCCTATGTAAGTGCAGTAGAGAATCGTTTTAGCATGGACGATCTATCACCTAACACCCAGTTTGTTGCATTTGATATGGACAGCGGATTCCTACGGGCTAATCCAATGGAAAGATTAAATGTAATTGAAAAAATGCTTACCCTAGGTTTAATAAGCGTAGAGGAAGCCCGAGCAATGGAAGAATTGAGTCCTAATGGAAATAATTAACTTTTCAGCTGATTTAACAGCTTCAGAATCACGCCGCATTATTGCTGGCAAAATCGTACCTTTCGAGAACGAGATCGGTGATACAAGTGCTGGCAAGGTAATCTTTGAAAAAGGTTCTATTCAAATTGATGATGTTAAAGCAGTTAAGTTATTACTAGAGCATGACCCTAAGCAACCTATTGGTCGTATGCAAAAGGCAGAGGATGATGACTCAGGTATCTATGCAGAATTTAAAGTCTCCAACACCACACGAGGAACAGACAGTTTAATTGAAGCGTCGGAAAACCTGCGCAGCGGTCTTTCAGTTGGTGTTGAAGTTATTAAAGGAAAGAACAGCAATGGCGTGTACAGAATCAGTTCTGCTCGCCTCCTTGAAGTGTCGCTTGTACAGGCAGCCGCTTTTAAAACGGCTTCAGTCACAAGCGTAGCTGCGTCACAAGACGCAGAAGTTACAACCGAAACCAAAACAGAAAATGAGGAAATTGTGGAAAACACAACACCTGAATCTGTTGCGACTGAGGTAACAGAGACCGTTGCGGTTGAAGCCTCTGCTCGTCCAACAGTAGCAGCACCGATTTATACTAAGCCTCGCTTAGAGTTCACAAAAGAGAAGTTCCTAGAGAACACCCTTCGTGCGCAATACTTAAATGATGACTCTGCTCGTCAATACATTTCAGCAGCAGCAGATACAACAGACAACGCAGGTTTAATCCCAACTCGTCAGTTAACTGAAGTTATCAACCCGTTGTCAAACGCTGATCGTCCATTTATTGATTCAATTTCTGCGGGCGCTCTCCCTGACGCTGGGTTATCTTTCGAAATCCCTAAATTGACTCAAGCCCCTACGGTGGCAGAGACAGCTGAAGGCGCAGCACCATCAGACACAGACCAAAATGTTTCTTTCTTGACAGTAAATGTTAAGAAGTACGCTGGACAACAGACTTTCTCTGTTGAGTTGCTAGATCGCTCATCCCCAGCATTTTTCTCTGAGCTAGTTCGTCAAATGGAGTTTGCTTATGCAAAGGCTACTGACGCAGCAGTCGGCGCAACACTTACAGCTGTTGCAACCGATGGTGGAAACCGCACATTAACAGCGGCTAACATCCAAGACTTTATTGCAGACGCAGCTGTTTCTGTTTACTCAGGAACACTAGGATTTGCACAAAACATTGTCGTATCACCTGATCAATGGGGTGCGCTAATGGGTCTAGTAGACGGTTCAAACAGAGCTGTATTTACTCAAACAATCAATCCACAGAACGCTTCAGGTAACCTAACACCTACAAATATCCGCGGCAACATTGGTGGATTAAACCTACGCGTATCACGCTACCTAGGTGGAACTGGCGACGGGTCAATGATCGTTATCAATCCAGAATCATTTACATGGTTCGAGTCCAGCAAATTCCGCTTGGAGACCAATCTAATTTCAACTGGTCAAATCCAAGTTGCCTACTATGGCTATGGAGCTATTGCCAATAAAGTAAATGCTGGTGCTTACAAGTGGATGGTTGCATAACCTTCCGTTAAAGGAAATATCTGTGTAGGGGCGTTGGAAGCCTTCGCCCCTATACTCTAAGAAAGGGAAAAAATTGCCAGCTTCAACGCCGACTATCGCAGAATTGCGTAGCGTATTGGGTATCGGTTCACTTTATAGTGACAGCGTTGTTGATGAGGTGTGTCAATCGGCACAAGACATAGTTTTTTCATATTTGTGGTACAACAATTACAATGCTGTGGCTAGAGAGTGTACGACTACTGTCGGAAAACTTTACACAGATGTAGTTCATAACATGAAGGTTGGCGATACAGTCAACATAGAAAATGTAGCCGCTCATTACAACGGCAATAAAGTTATTACTGTAAAAACGGATTACTCAATTTCGTTTGCTATTAGCCATGTTACGGCTGAAGTAAAACATGATGTAATTCCTTATGGCACAATTAAAGCCACTACCGCTATTGATTATGAGACTGTACCAGCTGTCAATCAAGCTGCGCTCATGGTCGCCGTAGATATTTGGCAATCACGCCAAGCAAGTAACTCAACTTCAATAACAGCAGATTTTCAACCTAGCCCTTGGCGTATGTCTGCCAGCCTGATCGCAAAAGTAAGAGGTTTGTTAGCACCATATTTAAGTCCTAACAGCTTGGTAGGCTGACATGACTGTCGCCGTTACGACACTTCGGTCTACCCTTGCGACAGCGTTGGAAAACGCTGGGGTGTGGCAGGTCTTTTCCTTTCCGCCTGCCTCACCCATTGCAAACTCAGTAATCATAAGCTGGGATTCTCCTATGCTAGAGCCAAGCAATAATCAATATAACATTGCACCTAGAGCCAATCTAACAATCACTTGCATTGTGCCTATGCTGGACAATCAAGGTGGTTTGATACAATTAGAGAATATGGTTACAGGTGTATTTACAAAGTTAGCCGCTTCAACATTGAAGCTAAATGTGTCAAGCGTTTCAGCCCCGTCAGTATTGGCTGAAGCACAAGAGATGCTAACTGCCACAATCAATGTAAGCGCAATAACGAGTTGGAGTTAAAATGAGTGACATTATAGATGTTCCTTCCGAGGACAAGGCTTGGCTTGCAAAAGTCGGGCAAATAGCACCACAAACCGAAAAGCCAAAAATCGTAAAGAAAGACGAGGAATAACCAAATGGCTGTATTTCTAAATAACAAGGTCGGCGTAAAGGTTAACACCGTTGATCTTAGCGACCATGTGACTGCGATCACATTAAACCGTTCATTTGAAGAACTAACCGTTACGAGCATGGGGGACCTTGGGCAAAAATATGTTAAGGGTTTAGAGGCTTCGTCTGTAACTATAAGCTTCCTAAATGACACAGCTTCAGCAAATGTTCTAGCAACACTTCAGGCTGCATGGGGAACAAATGTAACCTGCGTATTGCTTCAAGAAAAAGGAACAGCTGTAAGTGCTACAAACCCACTTTACACTTTCACAGCCTTAGTAAATAACACCACCGACATTAACGGTGCTGTTGGCGATCTAGGCACACAAGATGTAACATGGAACATTAGCGGCGCAATTACAGTCGCTACCACAGGTACTTTCTAAGGAGAAAAATGCTAGGACTTAAAATCACCAAGGCTTCAGGTGACGAATCTACACACGAGATTTCACCAGCGATTGAGTTCACTTTTGAATCCCATTGGAAAATGGGCTTTCACAAATACTTCCGAGACGAGGAAAAACAAACAGGTCTTTATTGGCTTGCTTGGGAGTGTCTTCGTCGTTCAGGAGAAACCGTTAAACCATTTGGGGCAGAGTTTTTAGAGACCTTGAAAAAGGTAGAGATTGTAGACGCTGATACCCCAAATGGGTGACGAGGTATGACCTTACTTATTTAATTGCTTCACTAGCAGTTGAAACAGGCATACCTCACAGTGAGTTTGTTAACATGGACAGATCAATGTTGTTAGCAACCTTGGCATACATGAAAGATAGGGCTAAACAAATTGAGCAGCACAGTAGAGTTAAAAGGCGGTAAAGCCTTACTTGTTGCGCTTAAAAAATATGACAAGAATTTAGCCAAAGACTTAAACAAAGAAATGGCAAGTTACTTACAGCCTGTAACACGCAAAGCTCGTAGTTACTTACCAGCCCAAGCCCCATTATCTAATTGGGGCAAAGAGGTTTCAAGTGCTGAAACTATAAATTACAGACCTTTCCCAAGGTATAACGGATTAAAAGCCCGTAGAGGTGTTTCATATACAACAACACCAAGTAAGCCAAATAAAAAAGGTTTCATTTATTTTGCACAGATATTTAACTCTGAAGCTGGTGGTGCAATTTATGAAACGGCTGGACGCAAAAACCCTAATGGTCGTGCAACATTTTCAAATGTTATTTACACACGCATGGGTGACGGAACTTTAACAAGGTGGCACAAAAGCGAAGGCTGGGCGCAAAAGACCTCAACAAAAGTTGCAGGTTTGGCTACAAATAACTTCGATCACTATGGTTCTAACAATCCTTTAGCAGGTGGTCAATTTATCAACAGTATGCCCCCGATATACAAAGTATCTCGTAAAGCTAATCAATCAGGTCGGTTGAGTCGCAAAATGAACGGACGAGTAATTTTTAGAGCATGGGGCGAAACATACGGCAAAGTAACACCGCAAATTATTAAAGCTTTAGAGTCAGCCAAAATTAAGTTCGATACAGGAAAGAGAGCCGCATAATGGCAAAAACAGATTTATCGGTCAAAATTGGTGCTGAATATGTTGGCAAGGCTGCCTTTGCTAAAGCAGAGAAAAGCGTCAAGCGTCTTGGCAAACAGGTCACAGCTTTAGCACTTGGTGGTGGGATACTTGCTTTCGGTCGTAGTTCAGTTCGAGCGTTTTATGAATCTGAGAAGTCAGGTAAGGCTCTATACGGCGTACTAAACAACCTTAACCTTGCTTACCGTAAAGATGACATAAATGCTTACATTGCTAAACTGGAACTATCTACAGCTATTGTTAAGGAAAGACTCAACCCAGCATTTCAACAGTTATTGCTTACCACTAGAGATGTTGCTAAATCTCAAAAGTTATTAAGCACAGCAATCGACATTAGTGCTGGTACAGGATATGACTTACAGGCTGTAACCAAGGCATTAAGTTCAGCCTATAACGGAAACAAAACAGCACTAGCTAAAATGCAATTAGGTTTGTCGAAGGCACAAATAGAGGCTAACGATTTTGAAACTATCCTTAAAGCCATAAACAGTATCTTTGCTGGTCAAGGGGCTGACGCTGCTAGTGGCTACACAGGTCAGATAGATAAATTAAACATAGCATTTGGTCAATTAAGGGAAAGTATTGGTAAGGGCTTAGTTACAGGTTTATCAGACGGTAACGGTAACATTGATAAGACTGCACAAAACATAGCAAAGTTAGGTTCAGCCTTGGGAACAGCTACGGGCTACCTTGGTAAGTTTGCAACTGGATGGGTTGAATTATTTAGCAAAGACGCATGGAAACAATTTTGGGATGACCTAACTGGCAAGAAACCATTGAAAATGGATGCTGGTGTGGCGATTCGGGCAGATGATAGAAATTACCAAAAAAGATTAGATGTTCAGGCTCGCAAAACAGCATTACAGCAATTAAGTGCAACTAAGGCTTTAACAGCAGAACAAAAGAAAGCAGCTGTGTTGAAGAAAGCCCAAGGCGTGTTGGATATTGAACAAGCTGGTATTCTAGCGGCTCTGCAAGGTCAAATTACAGAGAACGAAAGAATACGCTTACAATTACAGTTAGCCTTACTTACTGATAACGCAAGAGAGGCTGACCGTCTAAGTAATCAGTTAGTGCTATCTCAGGCACGAACCACAGGACTTGCTACTTATATTTTTAATTTGCCTTCAGCATTAAATCCATTTGCTAATTACCCGACTTATGTTCAAATGGCATTGGCTGAATTGGCTAAACTAGCAGCGGCTCAAAAGTCTTTACAGGTAAGTCCACAAGCTGCACCAATGAAAACCTTAGAGCAAGCAAGAACTGAGGCTGTTACCAGCGTCGCTAGAGTTAATGAGATTTATACAGACTTGATGTCTAAGATCAATTCAACTAACAAAGACAATTCACCAACGGTACAAAATAACTACACTATCAATGGCGCAACCTCAGGTTTAATAGCTGAGATACAAAATGGTTTAATTAACCTTTCAGCTTCAGGCGACAAGTCCAGTATCAATAGAACTCGATTCTTTGACTAATGACATTACCAGCAACTCTTAATGTAAGCCTAAACTTTAACTCAGGGGCTACATTCGGCAACCCATTTACCATTGGTGACCCTATTAACGGCAGACTTGGGTTTGGTATCCTCGGAGACGGTACAGCCCCAGCATTAGTAATTGATGTGACTGATGTCACACGCAGTATTAACATCAAGCGTGGTCGTAATATCCTTAGAGACACTTACGAGGCTGGAAGCGCAACAGTTAGAATCTATGACCAAGACGGCAGATTTAACCCTCAGAACACAAGCTCAGACCTATTTGGGCAACTCACACCGCTTCGTAAGCTAAGAATCTCAGCAAGTTATTTAGGTACTTCGTATTACCTTTTTAGCGGATATACAACCACTTACACCTATACTTATGATCAGGCTGAGCAAGTCTCCTATGTAGACATTACAGCTGTTGACGGTTTCCGTTTATTTAACCTAGCAAACATAACAACTGTTACAGGTCAAGCCAATGGTGATGACACAGGTGAGCGCATAGGCAAGATACTAGACACCGTATCTTTCCCTAACTCAATGCGTACCATAGATACAGGTGACTCATTATGTCAGGCTGACCCAGCAACAACTCGCACAGCCTTGTCAGCCATTGTTAACGCAGAGTTTAGCGAGCAGGGTGCTTTCTATATGGACTCTGAAGGTCAGGCAGTATTTAAGAACCGCACCGCTGTAGTTGCTTCAGCAGGTGGCACACCTATTGAGTTTAATCAAACAGGCGATATACCTTACAAAAACCTTTCTTTTGCATTTGATGACAAACTAATCATCAACCAAGCCACTATTACCCGTATTGGTGGCACAGCACAGTTCGCTGAGGACGCAGGTAGTGTGGCTACATATTTCCCACACAGCGTTAACTA